TTTTGTATGATAAAGAAGGACTAATAAATATTATAGGAGGTAGAACAAATGGCAATTAAACTTACAACAACATCAGAAAGTTCTGAGTATGTTAAGTGTCTGGTATATGGTAAATCAGGCATTGGGAAAACAGTCCTATCAGCTACTGCTCCCGCGCCTATTATAATATCAGCAGAGAAGGGATTGCTGAGCCTAAAAGACCAGAACATACCTGTTATTATGATTGATAATCATGAGGATCTGAATGAAGCATATGAAATGATCCTAAAAAATAAGCGGTTAAAAAAGTTTAAGACTATTGTCCTTGATTCTATAAGTGACATTGCAGAAGCAGTGCTTACTTATTTCAAAAAGAATCCTATAGATGGCAATACGCACCCTCAAGCAGCATATGGATCAATGGCAGACGTACTAATGCCATTGATAAAGAAGTTCCGGGATATCCCAGATAAACATGTTTATTTTATAGCTAAATCAAAACGGATAACGGATGATTATTCAGGGGTCACTTCTTGGATGCCTTCTATGCCAGGTCAGCAACTCGGGTCAGCGCTCCCGTATCTTTTTGATTTTGTTCTTGCAATGCGGGCTGGTGAAGATAAAAATGGGAACAAATATAGATATCTTCAGGCTACTGCAGATATTCAATGGGAGGCAAAAGACCGCTCGGGGAAGCTGGCTGCTATTGAAAAGCCTGATCTGACCCATTTATTTAATAAGGCTCTGGGCACAGGAATTAAAAAGATTACTAAAAAGCAAGTGAAAGTATCTGGAGGAGGTGAATGAATTTAGTAAAAATTATTATCAAATTATAATCCATATTAAATAATACAAGGAGGCAAACAAAAATGGCAAAATTAAGCGCAGTATTTGATAGTGGACAGCATGAGGATATGCAATCAGGTTTTGATCCTATCCCAGCTGGTGAATATCTTTCTATGCTGGTTGAGTCTGAATTGAAGACCACCAAAAAGAAAGATGGACAGTACATAAAATTGAAGTTCAAAATTATGGAAGGGGAGTTCAAAGGGCGCTTTATTTGGACCAATCTCAACCTGATAAACCCAAATCCTGTAGCTGTAGAAATAGCCCAAAAAGAACTTGCAACGCTTTGTCGATCCTGTGGCAAAGCAGTAATTAAAGATACCCAAGAACTCCATGGGGTGCCAATCCTGATGAAAGTAAAAATTGTTCCAGCTAAAGGGGATTTCCCAGCCAACAATGCACCAACTGGTTACGCACCTGCAACTGTAGGAGCCACCGCTGGGAATCCGGCTGAGGATGATGCAGAAGATGCAGAAGATGCAGAAGATGACAAAACTGCGCAAGCAGACATAGATGTGCCTTGGTGAGACTAATATTTTACTTTAATTAACTGTATAACTGGAGCAGTCTTCTATAAGTGGCAGACTTTACCTCAGGATAACAAAGCTTAAAGTGTGGGAAAACGGGCTTGATGTTCCAGACCTAATGCGCCAGGAGCAGAAGCCTGATAGAAAGTCTGCTACTAATAGAAGGCTGCTCCAAAAGGAGATGTTGTGGGAAAATATAATCTCGAAGAAAAAATAATGAAATGCAATGTGTGCAAAAAAAGAACCATCCATATAAGAGCTGCCAAAAAATGGACTATAGGTCGAATTTTTATTACATGGCTGACTGTTTTTTTGACCTGTGGCCTGTATCTTTTTGCACTTCCTTTTATTAATAAAAAAGGAAAATGGATATGCAATAAATGCATAGATAAATAAAGGAGCTTAATATGCCAACTGATAAACAAAAATGGTCTCAGATACGCAACTGGGACAAGAAGATGATTACTGGTGCAAAAGGATCTTTAACATTGATAAAAAATAGCAAAGCCATTACCCCAGCAGAACGCTATCCAATAGAATTGGCCTTGTGCTACCTTGACTTAATAATAAAGTTTTGGGATGAAAACAATCGGGAATCAAAAATAAATTATCTTGAGAAAACTGGTTAAGGAACTTATTAAAGGAGTTATAAGATGGCAAAATTACCAATAGATACAAGATTGAAAGTGCAGAAAGCAATTGAAGATGGTTTTATTATACAGCAGCCCAGGCCTTATCTGGGGATATCTGGGATTGGTGAAGACTGTGCCAGGAAATTATGGTATGGATTCAGAATTTGTTCTGCATCAAAGATAGCCCAGAGGGTGCAAAGGCTTTTCCAAAGAGGTCATAATGAAGAGCCTATGATACAAGCAGATTTGAGAAGGGTGGGTATTTGGCACCATGATGAGCAACTTGAAATAGTTACTGGGCATGGCCATATTAAAGGCCATATTGATGACCTGCTGGATTATGTACCAGATGCCCCAAAAACAACACATCTTGGAGAATATAAAACTCATAATGATAAAAGTTTTAAGGACCTAAAAAAAAGAGGGATGAAGGCCTCTAAGCCAATGCATTATGCCCAGATGATCTGCTATATGAAAGAGCTTAAGCTCAAAAGAGGTCTATACATAGCAGTTAACAAGAATAATGATGAAAGATATTATGAACGGATATCTGCTGATGATGCAAAAGCAAAAGAGCTGATTAAAAGGGCAGTTGATATAATAGCTTCAGAAATACCCCCCACAAGGATAGGGGGTTCAACTTGGTTTGCATGTAAATGGTGTGATCATTATGAGATATGCCATTTTGATGGTATTCCTTTAAAAAATTGCAGAACTTGCCAAGAAGGTGACATTCATGACCAGGGAGCTTGGAAATGTGGCCTGCATAAAATAAGCTTAACATTTGAGCAGCAGTTGGTTGGCTGTGATAAATACAATATTTTAGTTACATTAAAAGGATCTTAATATGTTTAAAAATATAATTAATAATTGGTGCCAAAGAAAAGAAAATAAAAGAAAAAAACAGTTCAAAAATGGATATGATTATGCAGTTAATGAGCTTATCAGCGGTCGCCATACTCCAATAGCTCTTGAATCATATTTTTATACAGACTTGGATCATTTTGATAATGGCATGAAGGCAGGGATACAAGATACTATTGCAAAAGGCCTTGTGGAAGATGATAGAATATGATCACTTTAAGAAAATATCAGAAAAAAGCCAATGAGGCAATTTTTAATTATTTCTATTCTGGAAAGAAAGGGAATCCGCTTATTGTAGCACCCACAGGCTCAGGCAAATCACATATGATTGGTGGTTTCTGTAAACTTGTGCTGGATAGGTGGCCTGAGCAAAGGATTACAATTATAAGCCATGTTAAGGAAATATTGAGGCAAGACTATAATACTATTAAAAAACACATGGGGAACAAGGCAGTCGGCTTGTATAGTGCTGGATTAAAAAGTAAGACTATAAAAAATATTACTATAGCAGGTATCCAATCAATATATAATAAGCCAGAACTATTTGATCAAACTGATTTATTTATAATTGATGAGGCACATACTATCCCACACACAAAAGGAGGCAGATATCATAAATTTTTCTCCCAGGTTGGAAAGCCAGTGATTGGATATACTGCCACCCCATTCAGGCTGGGCAAGGGATATTTGCATATTGGTGAAAATTCTTTTTTTAATGATATTGTTTATACCATCCCAATTAAGGAGTTGCAAGATAAAGGTTATCTTTGTAGGTTGACTTCCAAAGGCACAAAGAACAGGTTGGATGCTACTAATATAAAGAAACAAGCAGGTGACTATATGATAAAAGAATTGTCTCTTGCATTTGATAAAGTAGCAATCACCAATGATATTGTTTCTGACCTTTTAATCTATAAAATACTTAGGAAAAAATGGCTATTATTTGCCATAGACATAGACCATGCAGAGCATATTGCCTATCAGCTGAATGAATCTGGCATTAAGACTGCTTGTGTTCATTCTAAAATGCCAAAGGGCAGAGACACCATCATATCAGATTTCAAAGCAGGTGAATATCAAGCATTGGTTTCTGTAGCAGTTCTAACTACTGGCTTTGATGTTCCTGATGTTGACCTGATAGCATTGCTCAGACCAACAGCAAGCCCTGTACTCCATATCCAAATTATTGGCAGGGGACTTAGGCCAGTTTATGCACCTGGTCATGTTTTAACTACTAAAGAGAAAAGGCTGGCTGCTATTTCAGCTGGAACAAAAAAAGATTGTCTAATATTAGATTTTGCAGGGAATCTATTCAGGAATGGGCCAATTGATTCCCCAGTAATAAAAGTCAAAGGGGATGGGACAGGGGAGGCTATTATGAAAGAATGTGATAACTGCTTTGAAATAGTTCATGCTGCTGTTAGAATCTGCCCCTGCTGTGGTGTTGCTTTTAAATTTAGGCATAAATTGACTGCAACTTCCTCTGAAAAAATGGTCATTGCTATGATTGATTGGCACACCATTGATGAAGTAGAATATTTTAACTATATAGGTATGAAAAATATTCCTATGCTGAAAGTATCATATACCTGTGGCATACGAAGGTTTAGTGAATATATTTGCCTTGAGCATAGTGGTTATGCGAAGCACAAAGCACAGCATTGGTGGAGAAGAAGAAGTCCTGAACTCCCACCAGAAAGTGTGCAAGAAGCAATAGAGCTTTCAGACACATTATCTACACCAACCAGAATACTTGTTGATGAAAGTGGAAAATTTCCTTCTATACAAGACCAATGTTTTGAGGGGAAAAATGACTTGTAATAATCCAGACTGCATGAGTAAAGAACTGTTCTTGGAATTAAGGATATACCCAGAAGTATCTCAATATAAATGCAGAAAATGTGGTAAATACCAAGGGCATAATTATGCTAATATGAATGAAGATAATAAGAAGGAGGGTGTATAATGATAATTATAGGAGCAGGCATGGCTGGCCTTTTAGCTGGGGTTTTAAATCCAGGGGCAGTTATATATGAAGCAGGACCAGAAAGAGAATCAGATCACAAAGCAATTTTTAGGTGTAAAAAGCCAGATATTGGGAAAATGGTTGGCACACCATTTAAAGAAGTAACTGTTCACAAAGCCATTTGGTCTGATAATAAAGAAGTTTCTCCCACTCCAAGAATTGCACATATGTATTCTAAAAAAGTGACTGGGACAATATCTGCAAGAAGTATATTTGATACATTTTCAGCAACAAGATATATACCACCTGATGATTTCATACATCAGCTGAAGAAAAGATGTAATATTGAATATAATACTACATTTGATCAAGAATTAAAATCAATGCATTGCAATGAACCAATTATCTCTACAATCCCATTATTTAATATGCTGAAGCACTTCCCGACTGTGGATATCCAAGAAAATTTTATTTATCAGCCTATTTATGCCAACCAGGTGCGGATCCCCAACTGTAATTCCCAATGCACCATTTATTATCCTGATCCAAATTTAAATTTATATAGAGCAAGCATCTGTGGAGATACCCTCATAACAGAAGGGGTGCAGCCATTATGTCAAACAGATTTTCTCAGAGTTTTTGAATCCATGGGGTTGCCAATTGAAGACAGACATGGAGGCAGTATAGTAAATCACAAACAAAGATTTGGAAAAATAATTCCAATAAATGAAGAAAAAAGAAAAAATTCAATCACCAGATTGACTTTAGAATTTGGCATTTATTCATTAGGCAGGTTTGCCACCTGGAGGCCAAAAGTGATGATGGATGATATACTTGAAGATATTTTTGTTATCAGAAGATTAATAGCGGAAGGCCATTATGGCAGCATAAAACATAAACAAGGAGAAAACTTATGATGAACAAAAACGCAGCAGAAGTAAAAATTGTTAATCACACAACTGGTGCACTGGAGCTTCTGATTTATACTAAGAGCGGCCGGCTGGCAACTGGTACTACTCTTGATGAGATTAAAAGCTGGAGCTATGAGATGAAAATGGATCATCTTGATTATATGATGGATACTATCAAATCCAGTTTTGAATTTGTGGATTATGTTTTTGAAATAAAAAATGTATCCAGAGCATTTACCCATCAACTGGTGCGCACTCGAACTGCCTCTTTTCAGCAGCAGGCTATGAGGGTAGTGGATGCCAGAGATTTCACTTATCTTGAATCCACAGATAATGTATATTATGAAATGGCTTGTAATAATAGTCTTGAAAAATATGGTCGAATGATTGATAATGGGGTGCCTGTCCAAGATGCCAGAGGTGTTCTGCCTATAGCAACCCATACAGAAATAATTATAAAAGCCAATCTCAGAACCTTATCCAACATGGCAGATCTCCGCCTTTGTAAACGAGCAGAAGGTGAATACCAATCAGTTTTTAAGAAGATGGTTGCGGCTGTACTTGATATACATCCCTGGGCAACACCACTCTTGAGAGTTTATTGTATCAAAACTGGTATCTGCTATTTTCCAAGATATAAGAAATGTCCAGTTCAGGAATATTGCTTTGACCCAAAAGCAGCCAGAAACGGGATTGAATTGGCTTGGAATACTTATAATCATGTTGCCAATCCTGTAGTGAATAAAGATGGGATGACTATGTAAACAACTTTAACTTTTAAGCACAGGTCTTCCTTATACCAAAATATTATAAGTCTGGTATAAGAAAAGCTAACAAGGAGAAAATAATGGATAAGCAAGAGTGTATTATAATGGATTTAGAAGGGACTTTAACAGATTGCTCACATAGGATCCATTATTATGTGGATAAAAATTATGATAAATGGAATAGCCTTTTCTCAGCAGATACCCCCAACAAATATATGCTGCGGATAATACGAGAAAGCATCAAATTAGATAAAAAAATAATTATATGCACTGCAAAATCTGCTGAATGTGCTGAAAGTGTCTATGATTGGCTGCGCACTTATCATTGCTGGGAAAATGGGCCATCTATTTTATCCATCATAGATAGCATTTATTTTCGTAAAAAAGATGACCGCAGAATCAGTGTCACAGTCAAAGAAGAAATGCTTTGGAAAATAATGAAAAAATGGTCTGTTACTTTTGCCTATGATGATAGACTTGGGAATTGTGAGATGTATATAAGCAATGGGATACCAACCAGGCAGATAGAGTCAGCACCACAATCATCATCTGATGAAGAACAGGATATTGAACCAGATGCGAAATGGTTGGGTATTGAAGTGGAAGCCAAACCAGGAAGCCCCGCAGACCTGCTGGAGAAAGCGGCTGAGCTTTTTAAAGAAAGAGACCAGGCCTATGGATCCTCATATAAGCAGTTTGGTAAGATAGTGCTGGCATTTTTCCCAGATGGAATAACTTTAAAAACTGAAGATGACTTTACCAGATGGGGGCTGCTCAATATGATATTTTCTAAAATTAACCGGTATTGCAATAATTTCCAAGGAAGTGGACATCCTGATAGTTTAGCAGACCTGTCTGTCTATTCAGCTATGCTGGCAGAAATTGATAAGCTGAGAGGTATTTGATATGTTCATTACAGTATTTGATCAGGAAACAACAGGCTTACTAAAATCCAAAGGCTCAGATATACTTCACCAGCCTTACCTAACTGAAATTTATGCCATGCAAGTTGATGCTAAAGGCAATTTAATAAAAGAATTTGAAACTCTTATTAAGCCGCCTATGCCTATCCCAAGTTTTCTGGAAAAACAAATTGGTATAACAAATGAGATGGTTATAAATGCACCAACTTTTCTTCAAGTGTATAAACAAATAATTGGAGTATTTTTCTGCTCCCATACTGTGGTGGCTCACAACTTATCTTTTGATGAAGGAGTCTTGATAAATGAACTAAAAAGAATTGGCAAAGAACATCATTTTCCATATCCCCCTATTAAATTCTGCACAGTAGAGCAATCTATGCACCTAAAGGGGCACCGCTTAAAGAATTCTGAACTATATACTCTGGCCACTGGGAAAGAGATAATAGGAGCCCACAGAGCGAAAAATGATGTTCTTGCTACATATAAATCATATAAATGGCTAAGGAAGCAAAAATGATTATATGCGAAAGATGCAATATAAAAGCGGAATTGGTGCCTGGAAAATATATTTTTTCAGGCAATACAAAATATAAAAAACAGAATTATTATATCTGCAAAAAATGTGGGGATTATGTAAGGTGCCACAAAGGAACCACTACAGCTTTAGGTACCCTTGCTAGCAAAGAGTTGAGAAAGAAAAGAGTACAAGTGCATCGGGAATTTGATTATATGTGGAAGAATTCAGCATTAACCAGGAAGCAAGCTTATATTAATTTAGCTAAAAAACTTGGCATCTCATTATCAAAATGCCATATTGCTGCATTTGATGATGGTCTGTGTAAAAAAGCTTTGGAGATATTAAAATGTGGTTGAATATTAAAACAGGATATACTTTTAAACAAGTATATGGGCACCTGGATCAGATAGCAGAGAAGTGTGCTATTCACGCAAACTTCGCTGGGGTTGCTGATCTTGGGAATACTTTTGTGCATATACCTTGGAGAAAAGCTTGTAAAAAAGTAGGTATAAAACCAATCTATGGAGTTCAGTTACCAGTGGTTGAAGTACTTCAGAAGGGCACCAGAAGGTATCCATTCAATTGGATGACTTTTGTAGCCAAAAATACAGAAGGATTGCAAGAGATATATCAACTTGTAGATAAGTCATTTCAGCAGTTTTATTATAGGCAGAGAATAACCTATGATCAGCTTAATAATACTTCTGATGATATTTTTATTTTTAGTGGCATAGCTCCTGATTGGAATTTAATCAATAGGAGAGTGTATAAAGAATTGAGCCCATGCACCCCTTATAATCAGAGAGATTCAGGGCCAGAAGGTTTTGCAGTTGCCTGTATAGACAATTTTTATCCAAATATTAAAGATGATATTGTCTATGAACCTTTTGCTGATGAAAGACTAAAAGAAAGCAAGACAAGCCCATTGCATATTCTAACCAAGGAAGAATGGCTTGATATATATCCTGGGGGTGCTGATACTGCTTTGGCAAATCTAAAGGCAATCGCAGCAGTATGTAATACAGAGCTACCAAAAGCAGACATGGTGAAATATATTGGCAAAGATAGCATTGAAAAATGGTGTAGAGAAGGAGCTAAAAAAAGAGGTATTATATCAAAGCCAGAATACATCAGAAGATACAAAAGAGAAATGGAACTTATCAAAGAAAAAGACTATGTTGATTATTTCCTTATGGTTGCTGATGTTATCCGATATGCCAAAATGAAAATGGCAGTCGGCCCAGCCCGTGGTTCTTCTGCTGGATCTCTGGTATGTTATCTTATGGGCATAACTGAAATTGATCCATTGGAATATGATCTTTATTTTGAGCGCTTCATTGATATAAACCGCTTTGATCTGCCTGATATTGACATAGATTTTCAAGATGATAAACGACATTTAGTTATCAGATATTTGGAAAAAAAATATGGCAAAAATAATGTTGCACAAATTGGAAATATAAATAGAATGAAACCAAAATCTGCCATCACTCGTTTTGCACAGTCCCTTGGTATCCCTGTAGATGATGTGATGGAATTAAAAGATGCTATAATTGCAAGATCAGGCGGGGATGCCCGCGCAAATGAGTGCATGGCAGATACTTTTACAAGTACTGATGTTGGCAAAAATTTTATTGAAGAACACCCTTCTATGGAAGTGGTGAAGCATATTGAATCTCACCCATCACACACAGGCATCCACGCTGCGGGCATTTTAGTGTGTAATAAGCCAATCACCTCTTATTGTGGAGTTAATAGTCGAGACAATAAAAGAATTGGCATGCTTGATAAAAAAGATGCTGAGGCAGTCAATTTACTTAAAATTGATGCCCTTGGATTAAGAACTCTGACTATTATTGCAGGAGTCTGTGATCAGATCAAGAAGCCTTATTCTTGGATGTATGACATACCAGTAAGTGATCCTGCAGCATTTAAAGTTTTCAATGATCATAGATTCAATGGTATATTTCAGTTTGAGGGTCCTGCAGTACAAGGCCTGGCCAGACAGATGGTTGTAGAAAATATGGAAGACATTGCCGCGCTTGGTGCTCTGGGCCGGCCTGGCCCACTTATGTCTGGTGGTGCCAATGATTTTTTATCCTCTCGCACTGGAAAAAATAAAATTACATATCTGAGTAATCACCCTTCTGTAGTGGATGCAACCAAAGATACTTATGGCATAGTAATTTATCAAGAGCAGATGCTTGCCATTGGAAGGAACTATGGAAAGCTTTCTTGGGCAGATACCAGTGATCTTAGGAAAGCAGCCAGCAAAAGTTTGGGTGATGAATTCTTTGATCAATTTAAAAAGAAATTTATTGAAGGTGCATTAGAGCATGGTGAAGATTTAGAGACCATTGAAAAGGTATGGAAGGCTATGCATACCTTTGGCTCCTGGGCTTTTAATAAGTCTCATGCAGTATCTTATGGCCTAATATCTTATGTCTGTGCATATTTGAAAGCTCATCATCCTATGGAGTTTTTAGTGTCCTGCCTTAACCATGCCAGGGATGATAGATCAGCTTTAAAAATATTAAGGGATTCAGTTGAGAATGATAATACCAAATATAAATATTTTGATGAAGAAAAATCTATGCAAACCTGGAGTGTTCAGGATGGTATATTATATGGTGGATTTATAACTATCTATGGCATTGGCCCAAAAACTGCCAACCAAGCAATCACATTAAGAAAGACAGGAGCATCTTATCCAAAAGGGCTAAAAGCAAAAATCTATAGAGCTATAAGCCCTTTTAAATATTTATACCCAGCAAAAGAAATATATGGAGACTATTATACAGATCCAAGATCACACAACTTAAATGGCCAGATAAGCACTATTGCCCAAGCCAACTATGATGGTGCTTTTACAATAATTGGGTGTCTCATAAAAAAGAATTTAAGGGATGCCAATGAAGCTTGTTTTGTTAGTAAGCGTAATGGAAAATTTTTAAAAGGGAATACTTCTTGGATTAATATTACCATAGAAGATGATACTGGATCCATTATGTGTAAGATAAAAATTAAAGATTATGAAAGATTTGGGAAAGCTATAGCAGAGACTGGCAAAGAAGACAAAGACTGGTATCTGGTTTATGGTCAAAAGATAAATGGTTGGAGTATCTTATTTGTACAGAATATCAAAAAAATTACAAGAAAACAGGATAAATCGGCTTTTTAATAGGCTGGATAACATGCTTTCTATGACAGCTGTATGTATAAGTATGCCAGCTTTAACAGTATTTATGGAGGTAATGATGCTAAATAAAATTATAGAGATCAGAGAGGCTATTGGCCAGGATAAAATTAGAGTGATGAGAAGATATCCTGAATTAAGAGGGGTGCTAAGATATTCCTATGACCCTTTTAAAAAATATTATATTGCTGCCCCTGATCTGGATGGCATACTTAATGGTGCAGACATAGGTGCTGGCACCAAAGCATTACTTGATGATCTGAGTTCAAGGGAATTATCTGGCCAAGCAGCTTTTGAAGCAGTATGTGATCACATAACCACCTTAAATCCAGATTCAGCAGAAATATTCAAAATGATTATCAATAAAGATTTAAGAGCAGGGATCAGTGTTAAATCAATTAATAAGGCCTGGCCTGGTCTTATCCCTCTAACATTTGATGGCTCTACTAAACCTGACATCATGCTGCTAAAAACTTTTAATCCAAAAAAAGTAAAATATCCCTGTTATGCAGCAGTCAAGAAAGATGGAGTCAGGGGTTTATATGCCACAACTATGATATCACGCCAAGGGCAACAGCTCCTGGGGCATGACCACATTGAAAAACAGATTGAAGGCTATGGAGAAAAATTTGATGGAGAGCTATGTGTCCCTGGAGAGATATTTGATGTGGCATCTGGGTTAATAAGAAATGATCAGCCAACTCCTGAATCAGTATACTGGATTTTTGATTGCCCATCCATCCCCGGAACAAAAGCCCAAAGATATAAATGGCTATTAGAAAATATTTCAGAAACAGATAATATCAGATTAATTCATCATTGGATATTTTATAACGAAAAACAGCTGATGGAATTTTATAAACATGTTCTCAGCAAAGGGGAAGAAGGGATTGTGATTTATGATTTTAAAGATATATATGAAGACAAAAGGAGTTACAGCTGGATGAGGATGGTACCCAGGGAGCAAGCGGACTGCAAAGTGATTGGTTTTTTTGAAGGCAGAGGGAAACATGCAGGAAGTCTTGGTGGCATAATTGTTGATTATAAAGGCCATGAAGTGAAAGTTGGATCTGGTTTCACAGAAAAAATAAGTGGCGGGGATTCAAGCATGTATAAAATTAGAAGTTTTATCTGGAACAATAAAGAATTATTTATTGGAGCTTTTGCTCAATGTGAATTTAAAGAAAAAACAAAAGCAGGTTCAATGAGGCAGCCCATATTTAAAAGATGGAGGTTTGATAAGTGAAAACAGAATCCAAAGAGCAGATGGAAGTAATCCAGTGGTGTAAAAGGAATACTCATCTATACCCAGAACTTGATGAAATATTTTGGATTAGAAATGAAAGCAAAAGCAGAAGAGTCAGGATCATGGGAAAATTGATGGGAATAAAACCTGGCACCCCTGACCTATTATTGCCAGTGGCCCGAAGAAATTTTCATGGTCTTTTTATAGAAATGAAAAGCATGGTTGGAAGCCTGAGCCCTGCTCAAAAGAAAAGGATTCCAAAGCTGAAAGCCCAAGGATATGCAGTTATCATGTGCAAAGGGGCAGCCAAAGCCATACACCTTATCAAAAGCTATCTTAACATATGAAATAAAGCCTTTATACACTTGTATAAAGGCTTTAAAATCAGTATGAGTAGAGAGTAATGTATTAATTTATTTAATCTCTTTAGGCACACCAGGAGCATCAACATCTGCATCAAGATCAATTGCCTCAGGTGAATATATTAAAAACAAAGCACCAGGATTGGCATTTATGACGCTGATAATTTCTTGATTTGCTGTTACCAATGGTTCAATTTTTACTGTTATAGTTGTATCTGATACACTTACAGACAGATTGTCGTCCTCATCTTTAGTTGAGTACCTGATAAAAACTCCAGTCTGTTTTGCTCTGTAAAGTAGTCCATAGTAAGCCAGAGATGGGCTATTCTGCTTATCCACCTCAATGAAATAATCAAATTCAGGCATCACTCCTGTGGCATCTTTGATCTTATATAATTTCTTGCTTTCTGCAACTGGTATAAAATTTTGATCATCCAAATAACCGAATGCTACTATAATGTTAGTTTCATTTGTGATTTTATCGATTTCAACTTTAATAACAGATTCATGATCTATTTTAATTGTTTTTTCAGACTTAAGCTTTCTCATCGTTTTCCCCTCCTATCAATTTGTTAAGTCCACCAGCATTTTGTACCATCCGGGCAAGAGTTTCTTTCGCTTCTGGTGAACCTGTGAGTCTTGTGATTGATTGAAATAGCACTGCATTTTTTGTCTCACCCATTTCTTGCTGCAACGCAAAGGTGCGCTGAACCTGATTTTCTGCTGAATCAGCTATAATATTAATCGCACACTCTTCAAAGGGCTCATTACGATTATCTTTTTCAAAATATCTCATGCCTTTGCGATAGAGAACACAGCCAGAATTGCAAGGCTTGAATTTATTGAATGGACATTTCCCTCTTTCTGCATTTTTAAATAAGCTCATATTCATTAACTCCTTTGTTGCATTGTGAAGCAATATGCTGCTGGTCTCCAAGTATTCACTGTTGCTCCTTGTGTTAAATCATTATTTGTCCAGGCATCAGATAATCCAGCATAGGAATCAGTAAAAATAGGTATTTTTTTATATGTATTATTAATTGTTGAATGCTCTATGGCTACAGAAGTTCCGCTGATATTGTATGTTTTTTCATGCTCTGTGGCTCCATCATTGACAAGCCATTTATGATTATGTTGGTGGCTATGATTGGGCTGTGTCCAGGACCCTGAGCTATGAACAGCCCCGCCTGTTTGCCCCCCTGCCGCACTACCCTTCGTCACATAAACAACCTTGTCATCAAGGGTGTCTAAAAGTAAGTAGCCTATGACAACAGTATTTTTATAGAAAAGTATTTTTTCACCTGCTGGGACATCTCGCCCGATTGAAGCCTTTTCATATCTATCAAGAGATTTATTATAGGCTATTTGCCCATAATCATCCTGACCAATTTCTCCTGATAACATGGCAGTGCCATCACCATGTGTTAATGATTTCGCAGCAAGTGCCCCCACCTGAACAGTCATAGCTCCAATATTGCTGGAAATAGCCTTAAAGGTAAACAATTGGCCATCAAAAAGAGCCGAAGGATTTATTCCAGAAATTGCATTGAGAATAATTGCATCGGCTGTTCCAGTGACCACATTGCTTGAAGTATTAAAATAAAAATTCTCCCAGACTCCAGTTGCATCCCCAACAGGATTTTTAACAGCTGTAGCTGGGCCATTTGCAGCAGCAGCTATATATATTTCAGAAGATCCCATCACCAATGCACCAATTGGATAATCTGTTAATGCATCATATTGCAATATGCCCTGCTGATTAATCTCTTTTATCCATTTATAAACTGCATTCTGCCAGAAATTAAAAGTCTGAAAAGGTGGTTTTTCAGGCAGTCCACCAGGGTTGAGCCAGCCATCTAATTTATGGTCTGAATCAGGTTCTATGGAATTTGTTTCATCTGTATCCCAAATTGGTAAAATTGTTGGTTTTGCCATTTTAAACTCCTTATGTAATTATTTTTGCAAAATTTCCACCAATGTCTGAATCATTTAAGTCTCCAAAGCCAAGTGCATCAGGGTCGCCATAAAAGCCAAAAGATGTTGTTTTAGAATAGCTATGATATGTAACTGTCTCCAGCCCAATCAGAATAGGGAAATTAGGTACCAGAACTTCTTCTGAAGGCTCCAAATGTTTCTCAATATCATATCTGGGTTCTAAAAAAGAGGTTTGAAAATATCTTACAGTGGCATTCTCAAAAGTAAATGAAATCAGTCTTAATGTATCATCAATAGTCATAGCAGTTTTATTTTTGATGATTCTGATTCTGATTAAAAATCTATATAGGGTATCAGTTTCTCCTTCTGGTCTTGGTAGGCCAACTATTTCTCCAATGCCATCAAGTTGGGCACCTACTGCTATATCAAGATATCTTTCATTTAAAAGTTGCAACCCTGAAGTATTAAGTTCTTCATATTCTGTGAGAAAAGAAGTTAAAAAGCCTTTAAATTTTTCACTATCTAAAAACTGATAAGCGAGTCTTTCAATTCCCTTTTCAATTACTGGATCAGACAATATTCACCTCCACTCTTGTAGTATCATATCTTGATACTTCATCAAGATCAATTACCAGGTTAGAAGTCCCTGATGGTGATGCACCAAGACCTATGAATAAATCCAGTGTAAGTATTCCAGGGATGGTGTTGATTGGAGTATAAAATTCAATCATAATAACATCATCAGATATTTTAAAATTTTCCATCCCATAATCAACTATAGCGGTTTTTATATCTGCTACTCCAGACCCAGGAAAATTACCATTTGTAGTTATATCTACTTTGAAATAAATATCTATTTCTGCTGGCCTTACAAATTTAACATCTTGTGGAAAGCCTTGATCATCTGTGTGAACTACTGTTGTTGTCCCTGCAGAAGCAATCCCTTGTGGAGTATTATTCCAGATGATAGAAGCAATTTCATCATTGTCTCCACCAAGTATAGAGACAAGGAATTGATAAGCTGGAATGCCCTCTGCTGGTGTGGCTGTTTTATTATCTTTTACCACTGTATCTTCAACACCTTCAAGATTAAGTAATTGCCCAAACAGAGCATCAATGAGGTTATTCCCAAGAGCCTGTGTTGATAATTCCCTTCTGACTCTTAATTCAGCATCAGTTTCTCCTTCTGCACCAGCTAAAGCATCATTATTATTAATGATAGAAACCCATCCAAAAATAGGAGTTTCTATAACAGTCAGAGTGCCCACGGCAGCTTCGACTGCTCCCTTCTCTTCACTATTCATAGCCACATCTACAGATCCACCAGAGATGGTTGCCTCAGATAGTGTTACAAATATGTCACCTGTGGCAACCACACTTGCTTTACTACCAGCAGGAATTACTGTGCCATTTATTCCTGATATGGTTCCTGTAACTGTAGAATTTGATGCTTTAAATCTTTCAATGCCATTATACATAACCACATTAGAAAGTTGAACCCCATGTGCTGTAGAAGGATACTGGGAATTGTAAATATTTTCTTGACTCTCCCATTGATCAGACTGTGCTTCTGCTTCTATTCCTACAAATTGCCCAAAGCCACTTTGCGGGGACAAATCTATATTTTCTCCAAATATAAGTTTTAATTTTGTTTCAATATCAGCTTTTATATCAACAAGTCTTTTTCTTTCAAAACCAGTAGCTGTTAAACCACTCATATAGTCACCTCCACAGTGCCAGTTGAGATATTATCATTTACAGAGAAATCAACTCTTAGCCCTTTATTAACAGGATCAAATATTAAATTTAATCCAGTAATATTTTTTACACCTTCAGTATCTTTTATTTCTTTTCTAAAATATTCATATACTGCTTCAATACTACTTCCCTGTTCAAGAATAAACTGAGTATATGGTAAGCCAGCAGTATTATCAAGGAACCATTCTTCAAGTAAAAATTGAAGCCGGATAGTAAGTCTCTGCTTCACAATATCTATTTCTTCAGCAAAATTAATATCAGGACCAGCAAGATTCATATCATGGGTATCATCAAAGTGAATATCATAAATTGTCATATTGGCACACCTGTGTTCTGCTGTACATCCCCATCAGAGTCATTTGCTTGAGGGTGAATGTGAGTTTCAAGACTTTTGCCATCACTTATAATATCTCCACCAGCATTAACTACCCCACCAGCAAAAGCAGCAGGAGCACCTCCCACACCCTGAGCAGTGCCTGACCAGGTTATGCTGCCTGTAATAAAAACATTACCTATTATATTATTTACAGGGCAAGTCAAATCTGTCTTAGTTGTAACATCAGCTACTAATGTATCACAATCTGCTTTAATTTCACCTGTAGTAATTACTTCAACATCTTCTGATGCTTTAACTATTATTTTAGTATCACCAGAATTAGTCTTCAATTCTAAATTTGCTGGATCAAAATTGGGGATAACATCAGTCTGTGGATACATAGCAGGTTCAGCAAAAGCATCACTTAAAGAGAATTTACGGAAGTCAAATGGATTTTGTATCCCGCCTGTGGTTAGCCAAGTATCAATGGATCTTTCAGAAAATACTATTTTAACATGATCACCTATTTCAATTGGGAAAGTAATTGAAAATGTTTTTGATTTCCAGAACCGCAGCGGGACATTTACAAGTAATGGTAGATTGATCAGCTTGCCTGATAATTTCCGCTTGAGAGTTATCTGTGCATTAATTAACTGATCTGCATGGTTTACTTTTGTTACTACTGCTGGTAGACAAGTATGTACTTCTTTCAAAGCAGAATCAATGGCTGTCTGAATAACTTGCTCCAGTGGGGTCTTGGTTTTATCTGCCATCAGAATATCCTTGCTCGTATTGTGGTCTCCCACGGGTTATCATAATTATCACCTATATGGGTAAGCTTATCAATCCGGTATATCCCTTCATTTCTGACAGGTGGTATTTTCCGAAAGAATAAATTACCAATATTAATCTGTGTACTTATGGCTTCAACTTTTATTGTTCTGCCCAATTTTAATGAAGGCAATAAGATATTTTTTACATTGATTCCAATTTCTGTTCTTTCTGGGCTGCCAATCATCCCGCTTGCCTGGTTGATTATTACTGGAGGCACATCACTAAGTGGAAGATTTGTTGGTGTAGTTTCAATTATTCCTTCATTTATTGAATAGTCAAATCCACAGTCTTTAGATATTTTATCAAGCCAGTCTCTGACATTGCCTGACAGCTGTAGCTCTCTTAATAGTGATTTTTTACCTGATAAACAATTTTTAAGTCCTTCTGTTACTCCTTTTGATATGCCTTCCATTTGACTTATTAACTCATTATATATCTGCCCAGTATCTACTCCAGCAGGCAAAGTCTTGTTAATAGTTGCACTACTCAATATATTTATTCCATCAGCTGCAAATATTTCACTTATCCAATCTGGTCCAGTTTTTAAATGGACCACATTTATAATATCCCCGAAAAAAAGCAATGGGGCACCTACATCCTCGTGCCCTGCAAATAATTGTACTTGTAGTCCTTTCCCTGTGATCATATTCCGACTATTTTCAGACAAATTATATATTTTTATATTGCCAAGATTTGGATACCCAACTAAACTTTTTTCAATATTAAAATTAATTCTAATATCTTCAGACTCAAAATCTGCAATAATAATCTTTATTTGTCTTTTAAACATCTTTATCTACAACTCCAAGATTAAAAATATTAAGGCTATTACGACCTGGATCCAAGTCAGCTGTGCTTATTAAGTCAAAATCTAATTGTGGATATTGGCTCAATAAATATTCTTGTGCAACT